TCATCACGCGCGCCGGGGCTTCATTGCGGTATTTCTGCAGCCAGCCGACCGCCACATCCTGCAGCATCGGATTGCTGCTGCGGTCAGAGGTTTCGGCACGCTTCACGCCGTTAAAACCGGCCATGATGAAATCAAGGGACTGGCGTTTGATAATGGCGTTACGGATACGGAGCTGGAAATCCTGATAACGCGCCCACAGGTCAAGCGTTTTGTAGCGGATATAAAAATCGAAGTTAATCTGGTCGCATTCGTACTTGTTTGACGCCAGCTTCGAGAAGTCCTTCGGCTGACGCTCGGTGCCACCGGCGGTGTCGGTGGTGCTGGCGATGGAGCCGGTGACACCAATACCAATTTTTTCCCCTTTCATTTCGCTGACCGGCACAATGTTGATGCGGGTCAGAAAGTCAGAGGACTCCTGCATGGTGTTCATCAGGGTCTGGGTGACCGACGGTTCAACGGTGAATTTTTTCGACACATCACCGGCGTCGATGCCGTTCAGTTCGGCAACACGGGACAGGTAAGCATTAAATTTAAAGCGGGTTTCCTGGCGCATAGTTTTTCCTGAAATTAAGGGTTAATCGTGAAGGTTTTCCCGGACTGACTGACGCCGGTCAGCAGTTCGTCATCAGGGCGTCACCGCCACCGCCGGTGGCCTTGCTGCGGCGCTGTTGGGTCAGACTTTCGGTGTGGTCGAGACTGTTTTTCAGGCGGGTGAATGCCTGGCTGGTTTCATCCGCCCTGTCAGTCACCTCCTGCTTAAGTGCGGAAAAGGCGGTTTCCATCTCAGCGAGGCGCTGCTCAGTGGCACTCAGTTTTTCCTGCACATGTTCAGCAACAGCGGTCACCGCTTCATGCACGTCATTCAGACGGGCATCATCGCTGGCCTGTTTGCGGCCAAAAATGGATTTCACCTTTTCGGTCAGGGCGGTGAACACGGTTTCAGGCAGGTCTTCAAATTCCAGCTCAACAGGCGTTGCCACTGAAATCAGGTTTTCAGGGCTTAATTTGAAGCGGTTCAGGGGGTTGTGTTTTGCCGTGCGGCAGAATTCCAGGTATTCCGTGCCGAGGCTTGCCGGGTCATCGGTGACGGCCAGCCCCACCAGATAACATTTGCCGGTGTTGGCAAAGTTCGGCTGAATTTCCATTGAGGTGTAGACCTTCTGCGCGGCCTTGTTCATCGCGATAAGGTCATCGGTCGGGGTGATTTTCGCAAACAGCGCCCATTTGCCTTTCAGCGCCGAATCATCGTCAATCTTTTCGGCCTTCAGTTCGGCCACATCGCCATAACGCTTAAAAATACCGTCAGGCAGGATGCCGCGCAGATGTTCCAGGTTAATGCGGCAACCATAGACTCGCGGGTCAAAGGTTTCGGCCATTTCCTGAATATCCTGCGCACTGATGACACGCCCGTCACAGGTGTCACCCTCAACGCCGATACGAAAGAATTTTGAGACTTTTTTTGCCATTGTCAGGAGTCCTGAATAGTGATTAGAGGAGTCACATGTCGGCATCAGTTTCCCGACGATGCGCATCCTCCGCCATCAGTCCCGGATGGCTTATCACTGGCACAACAGCACCTTAGCGAATCGCGGGGCGCGACTCAGTAGCCTTGCCATGGATTCATCACGGCGAGGTATTCATGACCATCACCACAGACACCACTCTTTTACACGACCCGCGTCGTCAGGCGGCGCTGCTGTACTGGCAGGGGTTTTCCGTGCCGCAGATTGCCGCCATGTTGCAGATGAAACGCCCGACGGTGCAGAGCTGGAAACAGCGCGACGGCTGGGACAGCGTTGCCCCCATCAGCCGTGTCGAAATGAGTCTGGAAGCGCGGCTGACCCAGCTCATCATCAAACCGCAGAAAACCGGCGGTGACTTCAAGGAAATTGACCTGCTCGGACGCCAGATTGAACGACTGGCACGGGTCAACCGTTACAGTCAGACCGGCAACGAGGCAGACCTTAATCCGAACGTCGCTAACCGCAACAAAGGCGGGCGTCGCAAACCGAAAAAGAATTTTTTCAGTGACGAGGCCATCGAAAAGCTGGAGCAGATTTTCTTTGAGCAGTCTTTCGAATATCAGTTGCACTGGTATCGCGCCGGGCTTGAGCACCGCATCCGCGATATCCTGAAATCCCGCCAGATTGGCGCGACGTTTTATTTTTCCCGCGAGGCGCTGCTGCGCGCCCTGAAAACCGGTCATAACCAGATTTTTCTGTCGGCCAGTAAAACGCAGGCGTATGTGTTCCGTGAATACATCATCGCCTTTGCCCGGCTGGTTGACGTTGACCTGACCGGTGACCCGATTGTCCTGGGCAATAACGGCGCAAAACTGATTTTTCTCGGCACCAACTCCAACACCGCACAGAGCCATAACGGCGACCTGTACGTCGACGAGATTTTCTGGATCCCGAATTTTCAGGTACTGCGTAAGGTGGCATCAGGTATGGCCTCACAGAGTCACCTGCGCTCGACCTATTTCTCCACCCCGTCCACGCTGGCGCACGACGCCTATCCGTTCTGGTCCGGTGAACTGTTTAACCGGGGACGCGCCAGCGCCGCCGAACGCGTGGAAATCGACGTCAGTCATAACGCCCTTGCCGGAGGTCTTCTCTGTGCGGACGGCCAGTGGCGGCAGATTGTCACCATTGAGGACGCCCTGAAAGGTGGCTGCACATTGTTCGACATTGAGCAGCTTAAACGCGAAAACAGCGCCGACGATTTTAAAAACCTGTTCATGTGTGAATTTGTTGACGACAAGGCGTCGGTATTCCCGTTCGAGGAGCTGCAACGCTGCATGGTCGACACGCTGGAAGAATGGGAAGACTATGCGCCGTTTGCCGCAAATCCGTTCGGCTCCCGACCGGTATGGATTGGTTACGACCCGTCACACCGTGGCGACAGCGCCGGATGCGTGGTACTGGCACCGCCGGTGGTGGCCGGTGGCAAATTCAGAATACTTGAGCGTCACCAGTGGAAAGGCATGGACTTTGCCACTCAGGCTGAATCCATCCGCAAACTCACCGAAAAATACAACGTCGAATACATCGGAATTGATGCCACCGGCCTCGGTGTCGGCGTGTTCCAGCTCGTGCGCTCGTTCTATCCCGCCGCGCGCGATATCCGCTACACGCCGGAAATGAAAACCGCAATGGTGCTCAAGGCCAAAGACGTTATCCGCCGTGGCTGTCTGGAATATGACGTCAGCGCCACCGACATCACCAGCTCCTTTATGGCTATCCGCAAGACCATGACCAGCAGCGGACGCAGCGCCACCTATGAGGCCAGCCGCAGCGAGGAAGCCAGCCACGCCGACCTCGCCTGGGCGACCATGCACGCTCTGTTAAATGAGCCACTCACCGCCGGTATCAGCACCCCGCTGACATCCACCATTCTGGAGTTTTACTGATGAGCAAGAAAAAAGGGAAAACACCGCAACCTGCGGCAAAAACAATGACCGCCAGCGCCCCGAAAATGGAGGCATTCACCTTTGGCGAGCCGGTGCCGGTACTCGACCGCCGTGACATTCTGGATTACGTCGAATGCATCAGTAACGGCAGATGGTATGAGCCGCCGGTCAGCTTTACCGGTCTGGCAAAAAGCCTGCGTGCTGCCGTGCATCACAGCTCACCGATTTACGTCAAACGTAATATTCTGGCTTCAACGTTTATCCCGCACCCGTGGCTTTCCCAGCAGGATTTCAGCCGTTTTGTGCTGGATTTTCTGGTGTTCGGTAATGCGTTTCTGGAAAAGCGTTACAGCACCACCGGTAAGGTCATCAGACTGGAAACCTCACCGGCCAAATATACCCGTCGTGGCGTGGAGGAGGATGTTTACTGGTGGGTGCCAACCTTCAACGAGCCGACAGCCTTCGCGCCAGGCTCCGTGTTTCACCTGCTGGAGCCGGATATTAATCAGGAGCTGTACGGCCTGCCGGAATATCTCAGCGCCCTTAACTCTGCCTGGCTGAATGAGTCGGCCACGCTGTTCCGCCGCAAGTATTACGAAAACGGCGCACATGCCGGATACATCATGTACGTCACCGATGCCGTGCAGGATCGCAACGATATCGAAATGCTTCGCGAAAACATGGTTAAGTCGAAAGGCCGCAACAACTTTAAAAACCTGTTTCTCTATGCCCCGCAGGGGAAAGCCGACGGCATTAAAATTATCCCGCTCAGTGAAGTGGCAACGAAGGACGATTTTTTTAATATCAAAAAAGCCAGCGCCGCTGACCTGCTGGACGCGCACCGCATCCCCTTTCAGTTGATGGGAGGCAAGCCGGAGAACGTCGGGTCGCTGGGTGATATTGAGAAAGTGGCAAAGGTCTTTGTCCGCAATGAGCTTATCCCGCTACAGGACAGGATCCGCGAGATAAACGGCTGGCTCGGTCAGGAGGTCATCCGCTTTAAAAACTACTCACTGGACACTGACAACGGCTGAACATCGCCGCCTGCGGGCGGCTTTTTTACGCCCCCGTCATCACGCCCTCACACGCTCATCACCGCACAAAAAATCCCGCAGACACACCAACGCCCAGCAGGCCAAGTAAACGCCTTCACGACGCGCTCAGACGCTGAAAAAATAAAATCAGCACCACCGCCAGCGCGCAGTGCTTTCCCCGCCTCGCCCGCCCGCTTCATGGGTCGATTTTAATGCAGTTGCATTTTTATCGAAAGTCTCGTCTCACAAAACCCTCCCTTCACTAAATAGACTCATTATCCACATGCAATCTAATTCAAAAAAATGCATGTATAGTATTAAAGGTCATCAATTAAACCTAAAGGCAAACCGTCCTCACCAACCGAGCTATAATGAGCGATAATATTCGAAAGTTCACCAGTAGAAAACGAATTAGGCAAATCATTATCAACTAATATAATCTGGCACGGAACATTTTTTCTTTCTGCTTTTTGAACTGTATTCAATAGTTGTTCATAAATATTTTGATACTTCATCGGATCTGACATTCCCTCAAGGTCATCCTCGACTGCAAGAGTTTCTTTTGAATATTTTTCCTTGGTCTGTTTCCCTAAATATTTGCCAACCGTATCAAATATCAAAAGTAAAGGATGGTTAACATTATGATCTATTGCATAATCAAGAATAGACAAAAGATACCCAATAGAAGAAATAGTTCTCAAACCTCCGGATGTTATTTTAAAATATTCTTTTTCTCTTATAACAGGAATGTAATAGCTTTCAGAGATTTTTATCCCCGTTCTGTTTTTGATATTAATACCCTTCAAATACTGACTAAATCTATCACCCAAACCTTGTAAAATGCCCTCCATGCTAGGTGCGTTTTTCTTTAACGCCTCCAAGCGTTCAGTTAATGCTTCAATATCTTTTCTCAGTACCTGATACTTTTCAAGCAGTTCCTCTTGCTGGTTTCTAACCTTCAAATCTTTTACTAACTGCTCCCTAACCTTCTCATTTTTTGATATCTCTTTAATATAAAAATCTCTCTGAGTCAAGAATGGTGTAATCATTGACTGGCTTTCTTCGTCAATCAATTCTCTCAACTCGTCAAGTCGTTCATCTAATTCTTTTTTATAACCTGATTCTTTTTTTAATTTAAATGACATTTCTGAGATCATGTCATTAATATTTCGTCTACGTCGACTAAGTGAATTCAACTCTTCATTAAGATCTTTTTCTGATGAAATTTCAAATGGAAAATCAGAATCATCTATTTTAATGTGGCTATCACAGATTGGACAGGAAAATATTTCCTTATCCAATACACCAATGCGAGAATTTGCTGTTTTAATCGCTTTAAGTTTTTCAATATCATTATCATAGTCATTTTTTAACCGCGAATATTTATCAATCTTATCCTCAAGCGCACTAATATTTAATATGCACTCTTTGTATTTAAGCGAAATAAAATTGTGAGCATCTTTAAATTCTGTATACTGTATGGAATCCGCTTTCATATTTTTATCGAGAGCAGACAAACCTGCAACAAGTTCTTCTAAAACAAGATCTATCCTATTAATCTCATCATCAATTGATTCAATTGTTTCATAGTCTGTATCGCGAAGAAATTCAGATATTATCTGATACTTCCTATTTAATTCCGTTACTAAACTACTTTTTGCAGATATTTCACCTTGGAGTCTGGCGATGCTTTCATCCAACACATTGAACATGTATTTAAAAACTTCTTTCGTAAATGCGTAGCGGGACCAATCACCCAATCGCAAGAAAGATTTACTACCAATATCATCCTGACTTACATAAACAAATTTATATATATTTCTAAAACTTAACCTGCGCATCTGTGAATGCGCTTTAGAAGGAGACACCTTAATTTCAATCTTTGGAAAATTAAGACTATCAAGTAAAAACTCCGAAAAAACACCATCAACATTTGATAATGGGCTATAATTAGGAGCGTATTTTTTCGGAAAATGTTTATGTAAATCATCAAACTTACAACGATAAACTTCTATTGCTTTTTTATGATCATAGATATCTCTTACGATTGTGAATACAGTATCATTGATCACTACTTCAAGAGCAGCATAGTTTACTGATGTTTTTATTTCATCTGCTAAATCTATAGAGCTAGCACCTAAAAGATAATTAATAAACTCCAGAATGCTTGACTTACCTGTGTCAGAGTCTCCGTAGATAACATTGAGACCTTTATAAAAAGTAGTGACGTAGTTTTTACGAACACCAACAAGAATCAAACTATTGATATTGAGATATGATTTCATCATTTCTCCTTGAAAACTTGATTTATAACAGAGTTTAACTTAGAGGTAGGCAATGCTTGTAGCGGTAACAATGCTTCGGATAGTCGTTTTATTTCTTTAAAATATCCATCAGTCAATGAGCTAGCAAATTCCTTACCTTTTTCAGATAAAAATAATTTAACACTCTCATTATTTTTTTCTCAGCTGAGAGCAATCCCCGCAATGACATAATTTTTATAAGATATTTCACTTTGGAATTGTCGAATAAGATATCTACATTTGATGAAAAACTCTTTATTGTATAAGTTAACTGGGACTCGACACAAGCAGGCTTTTTCCCCGAAATTGTAAGAGCATAATCAATTTTTGATGGGTTTTTTATCAGATACATAAAAATTTGTATTTTATTAATATCTAATGATAACACTCCTTTTTTGCTATGAGATAATATAGATATAGCAATGGCAAGCATAGCAAAATTCAAGCTATACTCTTCATCAAGAGGAATATACGGCAAGTTATTTTTCTTCATGATTACCTCGCCGTAATTGCTCCAAAGTTTCTACGCTGGTTTCAGATGACCAGACAATATCTCTATCATTTTTGTTAGCCAGTTGATGCAACATTCCTTTCTTATGTATCGTTTCTAAACTTTTTATAAGAGAATCTAACGACGACTTATCCTCTTGGGCTATTCGTCTATGAACAGCAGCAATAAATTTATCTGGGGAAATTGAATTCGCGATATATTGCTCATACTCTTCCTGGTAAATCTCCCTTATTTTAGAATACAAATGACCAAGTAGTTTCCTATCGTAATCACTCGTAAAAATATTTCTCGCAAGCTCAGCATTATAATAATATTCCTTTGCATGCATAGCGATATCCTGATGTATATCTGCGACAATCATTTTTAAGACGAAATACTCATTATCATATTGTTTCTCATCAGAAAAACGCTCAACACATATCTTCTTGGGTGCTTCTAAATTTATCTGCTGAATAAATTGCTTTACCGCAACAAACACTGTAGACGAGCTGTTTTCGGGCTTGCAAATTGAGCTATGCCCTTCATTAACTGCAATTGAGTTATTTCGTTCACTATCCATCGGTAATGCGCTTTTTTTATCAACTATAGTGTCATGAGAACCATAAACATATCTAGTGATAGGAAGTTTTTTGCTACAATTTATCCAGCGCCTATTCAATGTATCAGTCGCTTCACTTAACAATCCAAGATCTACTAACTGAGCATTTGAAGATACCATTGAAGTTATATTCGCCAATTTAGCACCAAAGTGAGGGACTGCTAACGAAATGAATCCAATTATATTAGATTGTTCCTCATGCTCAACTTTTTTTAGAATTAGATTTTTTGATATTAACCCCCCCATACTATGGGCAATTATTATAATTCGAGAGTAATCACTTAGCGTTACCCTAATCTCAGTATACAATAACTCAGCTATTTCATCAGTTGGTAAATTTCTCTCTAACTTATTTTTCTTAGAGAAAATACGAGCCAATAATCCTGACGTTTTAGCATACGTTTGTGTAAATTTTGTGAAATAGTTGAAACATGCAATATCAAATACATTGCCAATGTCTTCATCTTCTGCTAATAGTTTTGGAAATGAAGTTTCTTTATTAAAGTTCCATGTTTCCAAACCACCATTTAATCCATGTACAAATAGTATCAGGCTATCTTTTTTCTCGTGGCTTATCCATTCAACCATGCTCATATGCTTTTCTGCCGTGTATAAAAATTAAACCATAACAAACAATTCCTCAACAATAACATATTGTTACCCCGTTTGACCGTTCTTTTCAACTACCACTCACGCTGTCTGTCAAAAAAGTCGATATCGTTATCAAATTTAAAACGCTTATGCCCAAAATCCAAAACAGCTCCGCGAGCGAGAGCTTCAAGCTCCCAATAACTAGCCTGAATGTCACTTTGTGCAAGAAGAACCTTAATTTTCGGGATAGTCTTTCTCTCCTGTCTTGTCAACCGGGCGGATGGGGCAGGAAAGTAGCTTCGACCATTGAAAGGGGTAAAGCTCTGCTGTGAACGATTACTGCATTTCAGTTCATTACTCAATAAGTCTCTAAGTACCTTCATAATGCCTGGCTCGGTCCAACTTAGAATCCCTTCATCTATTAAATTTAACACCGCTGCAGCATGCTCAGTCGGTGTGGGTGCCGGTAACGAAGTATCACCACCGTTGAGCTTTCCACAGTTATTGACAGGACTCCGAGGCGCGGCGATGCCGCTTTTTAAAGTCAAAGGCTCAACGACCGGAACTTTCGGCACAATGCGCCAGTCCGTCGTTCTGGTGATATGAATATGACGCGCGCCGAGATGCGGCGCGTAAATGCCGACCACTCTCTCGACCTCTTCCTCGTACTCGTTAACGTCATCCGACGGGCTACGGGCGACCCTGACAGTCTGACAATCGCGCGGGACATTTGCCCCACCCTGCGCGCTGATATACAGCGCAAAATCGCCACTGTCTGCGGCGGCGCGTGCAGCCTCCACGCGTTCGTCAAATTCATCAGCAATGCTGACGCCGCGAGGCAATTTACGTAGCTCACGGTAAGCTCCCATTGTCGGCAGGCCAACCGTTTTAAATTGCGGGATGCGCCACGTTGACGCCCATGCGGTAACAGCCGCGGCAGTATCTTTCAGCGGTCTGCCGGTATCGTTATCGAGCTGACCATCCAGTGCATAGCCGTCGATATTTTTTGAAATGTATTTCGCGATATATCCCGCAGCACCGCCCCGGTTAAGGTGTTTTGCCTGAAAACGGTTTCGCGCGGCTCCTCTTTCGTCGCCATCCTCTTTGAGCGCATAGCGACGCATGATTTCGATAATCTGGTTACGCTGGCGTGGATTACAAAAAAGCATCATATGCCAGTGCGGCGTTCCGTCGTGGTGTGGCTCGACGACTCGCAAACCGTAGACCTGTAAATCATTATCCTTGAATGCCGTGCGCATCAGGCTCCAGATACGGCAGAGATAACGCTGCGCATCCTTTGGATTAAATGCCTCATCATTCCAGCCGTGATTAAGCTGGACGGTTTTATTTTCGCCTTTTCCAACCTGACGTGTCGGGTGATACTTTGACGGCGCGGTAAGCGTGATAAACATCCCCACATCACCCTCTGAGGCGGCGTAACGCTCAATACCGGCAATGGTGTTCATCAGCTCCATCCGGCGAATTTCAGGATTAGAAATACTGCCCATCACCTTACTGATAAGGTCGATGCGTTCGCCGGTTTCCCTGTTTTCAAGGTCACACGATTTAAGAAACTCCAGATTTGCCTGGCGGCGCGCACGCACATCACGAATGGCATGTTTACTGGCATAAGGAGAACGGTCTTTATTGACCTCCCCGACAGCAATCAGTAACGCCTCATGCCAGCGCATACGCTGGCCTTTAAGCTGATGAGTCCACCACTCATCGTTAAACAGGCGGGCAATGGCAGAATATGCCTGCCTCGTGGTCATCTGCCCTTTACGGTATTTTCTCCAGTAAAGCGGAGAAATATTGAAAGCACGTGCAGCGCCAGCAACATGACCATACAGGTGAGCCTGCGCCTCATCCGTAAACAGCGATTCTTTTTCGCCATGCGCATCCACCCAGGCATCGCAGAGTTCCTCATACATCATGAAAAGCTGCGATGAGATTCGGGCGGCAAACTTTTTCAGCTCCTTGTCATTCATCCCCGGCAGGCGCGCATACTGGTCGCGCTCTGCCAGAAACAGCAACGACGCGTCGGTGTTCATTTCATGGCGCTGATTCACACGCTCAATGCGCGGCCATAAACGACGCTGAAAAGTGGATGTGAGGAAATAAAACCCGTGCACCGGGCTTTTATTGCGCCGGATGTAGTCATAGCGTGAAGTAAACAGCGAGCGCAAAAAGTAAGGCAGGCGGTTAATCGTGGATAAAACACCTTGCACCTGACGCATCTCGTCACGTGTAAGGGGTCTTTCGCGCCCGACAGCCTCGCGTGGCGCGTTCCATGCATAAGCACCGGTAAACGCCTTACCGGTGCCTGCGGCAAATGCTGACGGAGGGACAAAACGCCCGGAGGCTTTAACGGCCATATGAGCCAAAAGCCTCTGAACAACGCCTGCTGAGTTGCTCAACCTGCGCGTTTAAATCAGCAAAAGACTTTGCGCTTCCGGTCAGAATATCGTGATGCATCAGGCCGGAAACGAGCTGGCTTAATTTCGGATAATAACCAACCACCGCCAGCCATTCCTGACCGGCGTTTTTACCGCTTTCCGCTCTCTTTTTCTCGTGGAGAATAAACTGAAAGCTGTCACTGGTAACGACATAACGTTCGCCAATTTCAATACGAATACTCATGCCGTTCTCCGGTAATGTTTGTTTTTTGCTTCAAAGACTGACTGGCAGGAAACACAACGCGTGGCTGACGGATAAGCCGCACGACGGGCAGCAGGTATTGGCGCGTCACACTCTTCGCAAATCAGCGCAGAAGCACCGCAATGTTTTACCCTTGCCGCGTTAATCTGACGCTCCAGTAATTCAGCCTGTTGTTCCTGAATAAAATCTACGTTGTCCGGCATTACCAGCTCCTTTTGTCGTTAAGTTTTTTAAATTCATCAGCGCAATAGCTGGCAATTTCTGTCGTTAATTTCGTCAGTTCATCCACGGAGGAGATTTGCTTGTGAAATACAGCGCGTTTAACAAGTAAATTGACCACATCAGACAGGAGATTTAATTCGTTCTGATAAATCGCGATAACAGACTCAGTTATTTCGCGTTTTTCTTTATCAAGACCAAGTTGAATAAGAGATAAATCGCCATTTTTCATAACGGCGATTTTTAAGGCGTTATTCAGTAATACAACTGAACGAGAACAGGACATCAAAGCACCTCCCCGCGAGACAATCCGATATTGTGAAATTTTTCCGACTCCTGACTGAGCAGCTCGACTATCTCCACGCGGGATAACTCCGCCTTTGTGATGTGGCGAATCATGGCGTCAAGATGAGAAGAAAAGCGCGTCGCTGCGTCGGCCTGTGCTTCGGTTCTGGCCTGTTGCAGCAGTAATGCGTATTTACCGCACTGATTTTCAGAAACTGTATGCATGACTTTCTCCAGGCAAAAAGAAGCCCCGCACGATTAAGTGCGTTAAAAACTCTGGTTAATTACTTAATGCAGATATTGCTCTGGTTTTACCGACGTCAGAATTGTCGGTGCATACTCAAACAGACTGAATAATTCACGTAATGCACGGAATAAAGCATCACGCCAGTAACATGATTCTTCATTAATTCGCCAGTATGGCTGGTTGAATTCTTTTTCTGTCAGTCGTGCGTGCATAAATAAAGTGCGACGCTGACTGACAGTTAAAAAGCTAATATATGCATACTCACTTGCACCGACCTGACGGCGTTTTGAGAATGCCCCACGCAGTTCATCAATTGCACAAACCAGCCGTTCACGTTCGACGTCGTTCATTTCTTCAAAACGCATCGTTGCGTGACGTTGTTTTAACTGCGCATGAAAGCAAACCGTTAACCGTTCACGCTCCATCATCTGATTATAATAATCACATGTATCCTGCCAGCGAGGAACGGCAAGATGCTTACCAATTATCCGGCGCATAGCTGCTGGCTGTTTTTCAACGAGATTGAGCGTCATCACTGTCATTTCCAGCCCCTCCGGCTTTTCAGAAAGGTCAGAGCCTTCTTTAACGGACTCTGTTTTTTGGTGCGGATAATGATTCCCTTGCGTCCCTTCCCGTGGGTGATGGTGAAGTCAATCGCCCTGGGGCTTTCGTTACGCAGTAACTGAGCAATACAACGAGGCTCATTCATACGGTTCTCCTTAACGTGGTTCACCGAGACCTAACCACATCAACCAGCCGTCACGAATCTCTTTAGGGCGGCTTTCATAAGCCAGTTTTAGTCCGTTATTCCATGCCGGAAGGTATACCCAATATTCACCTGCACGACCTGAAGCTGATTGTGGATCGGTCATATCAATTACAGGCAGCTTTCCTTTATCGATCATCCGACGAACCGCTCCTGTCGATTTTCCTATTAGTTTTGCGAACTCCTGATAAGGAATCGCATCAGTCATGAGTGTTACTTGCTTGCTCATGTCGTCCTCCAGCCCTCATGAATTGCGTTTAATGCCTTATAATGCCTTTTAGTGCCCACATCCAAGCACTAAACAATCTACATCTAAACTAAATACTATTGAGATCTAAACACCATGTCAAACACGATAAGCGAGAAGATAGTCTTAATGCGAAAATCAGAGTATTTGAGCAGACAACAACTTGCTGATTTAACAGGGGTTCCGTATGGCACGCTGAGTTACTATGAAAGTGGTCGTTCAACACCTCCAACAGATGTCATGATGAACATCCTGCAGACCCCACAATTCACCAAATACACTTTATGGTTCATGACCAATCAGATCGCTCCTGAGTCCGGGCAAATTGCGCCCGCTCTCGCACACTTTGGGCAAAACGAAACAACGTCGCCCCACTCCGGTCAAAAGACTGGTTAACAATTCATCGTGAATATATTCATCACAAGTGCCTACTATTGGTGGCTAAATTTCAGCCACCACGAAAAAAGCGATTAGTAGTCGCCAAAAAACACACCACTCGGAGGGTTTTCTGATGGCAATCAAAAAACTCGATGATGGTCGATATGAAGTGGACATCCGCCCTACTGGACGTAATGGAAAACGCATCCGTAGGAAGTTTGATAAGAAAAGCGAAGCTGTCGCTTTCGAGAAATACACGTTGTACAACCACCACAATAAAGAATGGCTATCAAAACCAACAGACAAGCGACGTCTGTCGGAGCTGACACAGATCTGGTGGGATTTAAAGGGTAAACACGAAGAGCATGGGAAATCTAATCTTGGAAAAATTGAAATCTTCACAAAAATAACGAATGACCCATGCGCATTTCAAATTACGAAATCGCTTATCAGCCAGTACTGCGCCACCCGAAGAAGTCAGGGTATTAAACCTTCGAGTATCAATCGTGATTTAACATGTATTAGCGGCATGTTTACAGCCCTGATTGAAGCGGAGTTATTCTTTGGTGAGCACCCTATCAGAGGGACAAAAAGGCTTAAGGAGGAAAAACCAGACACAGGCTATCTCACGCAGGAAGAAATTGCCTTACTGCTTGCTGCTCTTGACGGCGACAATAAAAAGATTGCGATTCTTTGCCTGAGTACTGGAGCACGTTGGGGAGAAGCAGCTCGTTTGAAAGCAGAAAATATCATCCATAACCGCGTCACGTTTGTTAAAACGAAAACAAACAAACCACGCACCGTCCCGATCTCAGAGGCTGTAGCCAAAATGATCGCGGATAACAAACGAGGTTTTTTATTCCCTGATGCTGATTACCCTCGCTTCAGACGAACAATGAAAGCAATAAAACCGGATTTGCCAATGGGGCAAGCCACACATGCATTAAGGCACAGCTTTGCCACTCATTTCATGATTAATGGAGGAAGTATTATCACGCTACAACGGATACTAGGTCACACGCGGATTGAGCAAACTATGGTTTACGCTCATTTTGCGCCAGAGTACCTTCAGGACGCCATTTCTCTTAATCCGCTAAGAGGTGGTACTGAGGCCGAGAGTGTCCACACAGTGTCCACAGTAGAGTAACGTTTAAGGGCTTTCAGTGGTAATTTATGCCGCTCAAACCCGCATTGTACCGTTGAAAGCCCCTACTGGTGCCCCCCTAAATCTCCCTTACACGGGCTTATTTTTTATGCATAAGCCCTATCCCTGGTCACCGTCTTCCATTGACCACATCGATAGAATCTCCCTTCATAGCACGATGCCTTTCACGTAACGGCATCGTGCTCGCACAGGTTCCGGCTAAGCACAACCAGAACGCGCATGTTTGACGCTTACCAAAAAATATTCTCACTCTCCACATTTGAATGTCAGACGAGCGACGCCATGTAATCCTGCACCTTCTGTCTTCAGGTCAACTATCTGCATTTTTTTGCCCTGAGTAACACAGAAATGGGCTGCATCATTTTTTACTATATTTTCTGCACCAGATATTCTGCCCCTGGCTAAAGAAGCTTCGGCTTCGGTGTAGTATTGGTTATCGAGTTTACGCTGAATATTACTTTTATATGCAAGACCAAATTTACCGATACTTGTCTCATCATTATGCACAGCACAACCAGACACAATAAAAATACTAATTAATGATATAGCAGCTATCTTTTTCATCTCACCTTCCCCCATTAAATACCAACGACACTCTCTAGTGTTTAAATATAATAATGGCATGATTATTATAATTGAATAGGATTATAATAAATGTTCTGTACAACATTTCCTACATAAGTAGGAATTACGGACATTGAGGCCCTTCAGGGTAACTCCATGGGGGCTTTAATATATTATATTGAAGATGCCACTGTTTAGTTGAATATTAGGTATATGCTCTTTTTTGAAATTTATCGGTGGCAGCCGTTAGTATTCGCTGTCCCCATTGCAAGGTCCTGGTGGTAACCACTGAATCCTCCATACTTGAACTGACTTTTTATCCTCCGACTTTCATCCTGTTCTGACTCCACCTTTTGTTTTCTGCTCTACACTATCTACAGACCAATCATAAAGGCACATACGATCATGGCAGAATTTCCCGCCAGCTTACTGAT